TCAAGCCGCATTAAAGGCTGGTACTCACGAAGACCCTAAAGCCCAAAAAGGTGGTGCATCTAAAGGAGCTGCAAAACCAAATGATATGTTTGGTGGAGATTATTCAAAAGATAGAGGTGGTGAACCAAAAGCAGATACCTCAAAAGCACCGGCAATAAAACACACTAAAGTTGGACCTGATTCTGCAGAAGTACAAACCATTGCTAAATACGCAGGTGTAAGAGAAAAGTTTTTAGCTGATTTTATAAATCAACATAAATTAGATGCAGCTGCCGTTGCTAATTTTGTAGAGAAAGGTTCAAAAGAAGATAGAAAAGATTTCTTTACTGCCGCAGTTGGTAATCCTGGAAATGAATATGAGAAAAAAATAATCGATAAGTTTGGTGAAAAAGGTGATAGTAAAGAAGAACCTACTACTAAACCAAAAGAAGTTAGAAAAGGTAATCCTACTGTAAACAAAGATGCTAAGAAAAAAGCAGAAGAATTTGGAATTACTCCACAAAAATTGGGTAAAGATGGATATCAAAAAGCAATGTATCAAGCAGCAGTTGAAGCACTTACCGATTCAAACTTTCACGATGAGGCGAGAGAATTGATATCAAAGATTGAAGGAAAGCCTGAATGGGCTAAGAGAGTAGATTATCCAAAGATGGATGACCCTAAGTACAAAGAAAAAATGGCTGATATAAGAAAGAACGGAGTAGATAGTTCAGAGTATTGGGGTGGTGAAGATGGTACGCATGAATTTGCTAGAAAAGTATCATCCACATCGGGATGGGATGGCGTTGATGCAACAGATGGAATTGCATTCACTTTAAGAATGAATGGATTTCATAAGCAAGCAGATATGATTCAATCTGTATTTGATGATAAACCATATATGAAAGAACATTCTACAAAGTTATCACAAATATTACCTAAAAATATTAAATAATAATGACTCCAAATTTCCAAGAAATCCTTAAAGAATTAGAATATCGTGTAGAACATGGTATTATTGATTTAAATAAGGAACAACAAGTTACAACATTAGCAGAAATTTTAAGAGAGAATGGTGTTTCTGATGCCAATGAAATGGCTCAGAAAGCTAGAGTATACTTTTCTTATATAAATGAAGCACCTAAAAAAGAACCATTAGATAAGGTATTAGCTAAATCTTTTAAAAACCCTGAAACTGGAAATAATGTAAGAGTCGCATCTGCATTAGGATATGATGCAAACACCCAAGCATATAATATTGCAAAGGGAATGATGAAGAAGAGTGGGTATACTGATAAGGATGTTGATATGGTAGATACTACCGATGATGATGCAGAACAACCAATAAAAGGTAAAAGTGTATTTGGTAAAGGCAAAGGTGCTAACGTATTTGATAAAGGTACATCAAAACAAACAAAATCAGACAAATCATTCGTTCCTTCCAAAGAAGATATACAAAGAAAACAATTAGATGATAAAAAATTATTAGAAATTGTTAAATTTGGATTAATACCATCAGCTGAAAAGAAATTAAAAGGAGCAGGTGTATTTGACCCAAATGAAAAACAATTACTTGCATTAAAAGAAGTAACTGAAAAACAATTAAAAGACCCATCATATCGATTGGAATTACCTAAATACGAAGTATCGGAAGAACACATTGATAGAACCATCGATGTAATGAAAAAAGAATTAGGTAAAGATTTTACTAAAGTTAAACAATCTATTACAAAAGCAGGTGGAGTTGCAACTGAACTTACGACGGGTGAAGCTGGTGTTAAACGATTTAGAGATATTGTTCAATTATATTTAAGTAATGGTGGTAGAAGTGTGGTTACAGGTGAAGTAGTTCCTTTCAATCAAATGCAATTAGACCACCATATTCCATATTCAAATGCAGGTAAAATTGTTGCTGATAAAAAAACTAAGGGAATTAAAACAACTTTATTAGCTGAGCAAGACCGTTTAGATAGTCCTGATAACTGGGACTTAATTGAAACTCCATTAAATCAATTAAAGAATTCATTAGAAGGTTCGGCATTATTAGATAGAGTGATAAAAAAATTATCAGCTTCACCTGATGATAAAGAATTAGTTAGATTAAAAAATGAAATAGTTTCAATCAGACGAGAAAAATTACAAGAATATTTTATCAAATCGGTAGGAGCAGGCGATTTCTCTGGTATTAATGAAGATAGTTTGAAAAAAATGAATCCAGATGAGAGAATGGCTTTAATGAAAGCTTGGAATTTCTGGCATCCAAATGTTATGGAATTCAATAGTATAATGAAATTAGACCCAACATACGAAAAGAAATTAAAAAAAATGGGCGTAAACCCACCACCACCTGATAATAAATTTCACATAGATAGATATCAAGCGGGTAAAGGTGTAAGAGCTAGAGGAGTTAGGAGACCTGTTCCAGATGAGGTTAAAGTTGTAGCAACTACGATGGTTAAAGCTGGGGTTAAACTTCAAACTAAAAAAACTTTAGATGCTACAAATAGTATCTTAGATAGAGGACGTAAGATGGTAGAAAAGGAAGCTGGAGTTAGGCAGCAACAAATAGACCTTATAAAGGCTAAACAAAAAGGTAAAAAATAATGAATACACAACTACTTTGCTTATTCACAACAAAGCAGGATTTAGATAATTCGGTTAGTTTTATATTGGGAAGTTATATTTTAACAAACCCAAATGTTTTTGTTTTAGAAAGTAAACTAAGACCAGATGAAGCATTCATAACATTCAATGTGGGTAAAGGTTCTGCGCCAATTTCATCCGAATGGAAAACTATTTTAGTACATAGAAAGAAACAATCAAACACAATATACACCATTAACGCCCTAAATGAAGTAGTTAAATCAAAAACAGGCGGACAATTAGATAATTCATTTCAAATCGATTGGGAAGAATTTAGAAATTGTATCTTAACAACCTCAAATACAGGGTACAAAAAAATATCTACAAAAGTTTTTAAAAGTTTTAATACAGACAATTTGGAATTCTAATATATTTTTCGTATATTTGAATATATGACAAAAAAGAAATTCCAACCAATTCAATTTCACACCGATAAACCTGATGATGTTTTTCAGCATCACGCACTTGATGTAGCTAAGGCTATTATCTTAGGTATTGATTATGGAATTTCTACAAGAAAAAAGAAAGTAGAATTTGCACAGGTTATAATAAAAGAATTTCTTGTAATCACTCTATCAGTCGATAGTAGAGAATTTTTAGATTTATTAGATGAAAATTTACAAATACTCGTTGAGCATGAGGAGTATGAATTATGCGCTTTAGCAGTTAAACTGAAAGATAAAATAAATAAGAAAAATGAAAAAGTTACTAAAAAAGTTGGATTGGTGGTTTGATATCTATATTGTATGGTTTCTATACAATGGTAATAAAAACAACAGGTATTATGAATATTTGGAAAAGAAGTGGAAAATTAAAAAATAAGTTATGGAAAATTTAAACATTTATGAAAATTGTATTATATGTGGTGAAGAAACTACTACATTAAAAACTACTCATGTCGATTTTAGATATGGTTATGTAGACGGAGCAGGACAATTATGTAGACAATGCTATATGATAAGTAGTAGAAACCTAATAACAATAGATGAAAGAACAATTTTAGATACACCAAACAATGATGAGTTAGGTGCAAAAGTAAGAAAAATATATTATGAAAGTAAAAAATAAGTTATGGCACCAAAAAAAATAGAAGGAGAATTCCATATTGGAGATGGACATCATTTGATAATAAAAAGTAGCACTATTGTTGAAATGCACGATTATCTAAAATTGATATCAGAAGAAGGAACACGAGTAATTTTAGATGTTGAAATAAAAGCTGACTTTGGAAATATACCGGCTGAGTATCATCAATTATTTATGCAAATGATGTCAGTTAGATATGGGGGCGCAGTAAATATTTGGGATAATAGCCACCCATTTGCAAAGCCGGAAATCAAAAAGAAAAAATGGTATCAATTTTGGAAAAATTAAAATAAAACAGTTATGTCAGAAATCAAAGAACAATCCGCAGTTGAATATTGCGAAGAAACCTATCCACAAACCTGTGATGAATTTAAAAATATTTTAGATGAAATGTATGTTACATTTTGTAAGAAACAAAGAAACTATGGACCTGGTAATATTTCGGTAGGAACGCCATTAGAAACTAAAGAAGATGTTAAACTTTCATTAACCGGATTGTGGTTCAGAATTAATGATAAAGTTCAACGTTTGAAACAATTGGTAGTATTAGGCCAACCCGATGAAGTGAACGAACCTATACAAGATACATATGAGGATTTATCCGTATATGGTATTATAGCACAAATTGTTCAAAGAGGAAAGTGGGCAAAATAAACCTTAAAATATTTGGCAATAACAAAAAATAGTTGTATATTTGTTATAACAAAAGCCAAAAAGTTTATATTTAGATATAGGAATATATTGATATAAACCTCAACTTTAAAAACAAATTCTTAAACTTTAAAACAAAAAAAGCAATGGACATTTCATTAGCACTGAAGAGATTTAGCTCTCTTCAAAACAACACAAAGAAGTCGGATTCAATCTGGAAACCGGCAAACGGAAAATCTCAAATCCGTTTAGTACCTTACAAATTCAATAAGGATATTCCTTTTATCGAATTGTATTTTCACTACAACATTAACAACAAAACGTACTTGTCACCAATTTCATTTGGAAGACCTGACCCAATCGTTGAGTTTGCAGAAAAACTTAAACGTACAGGCGATACCGATGATTGGAAAGCAGGTAAGAAAATGGAGCCAAAGTTAAGAACTTTTGCACCAGTTATTGTTCGTGGTAAAGAAAACGAAGGTGTTAAATTTTGGGGATTCGGTAAGACAGTTTATCAGGACATCTTAGGTTACATCGCTGACCCGGATTACGGAGATATCACCGACCCATTAAATGGTAGAGATATCGTATTAGATGTACAATCAGCTGAGGAATCAGGTACATCTTATCCGACAACTACAATTAGAGTTAAACCAGCAGTAAGTAAATTGCATGATGATTCTACGACTATCCAAAACTTATTGGAAAATCAAAAAGAAATTACTGAATTATATTCAGAATTATCTTACGCAGAGTTGAAAACAATTTTAGAAAATTGGTTAAACCCATCAGCTAGTTCAACGGGAGATGATGATATCATTGATGAATTGGAAGCACCAAAGCAACCAGTTTCATCTACTCCGAGAGTAGCAACTCCAAAACAATCTGAAGTTTCAGTTGATTTGGGTGGAACATCTGATATTAGTGGTGACTTACCTTGGGAAAAGGAAGAAGCTCCTAAAGCTCCAAAAGCAAAGGATGATGTAGCATCGGCATTCGATGATTTATTTAACAACTAATTTAAAAAGTTACAATGGCAAAAAGAGAAGAAGATTTAGCGAGCATTCTCGCTGACACTCTCAACAAACAAAATAAGGATGGTAAGATTGCATACTTTCTGACAGATGAAGGAGGCGATGCCCCTACAAATGTTAAAGATTGGGTTTCTACTGGAAACGCAATGTTAGATGTAGCAATATCAAACCGCCCTTATGGTGGATTGCCAGTTGGACGTATTACTGAGATTACGGGTTTAGAGCAGAGCGGAAAATCTCTGCTCTCCGCCCATCTCCTTGCTGAAACCCAAAAGAAAGGTGGTGTTGCAGTATTGATTGATACGGAAACCGCAGTTAGTAGAGAGTTTTTGGAAGCAATTGGAGTAGATATCTCAAAACTCCTATATGTTTCAGTTGATACCGTTGAAGGTATTTTTGAAGCATGTGAAACAATTATTGAGAAAGTAAGAACAGGCGATAAAAATCGTTTAGTTACAATCGTAGTAGATTCAGTAGCAGCAGCATCGACACATAAGGAGTTAGAAGCCGATTATGGTAAAGATGGATACGCAACTGATAAAGCTATTATCATTTCTAAAGCAATGAGAAAGATTACCAATATGATTGGTAGACAATCTATCGCTTTAGTATTCACAAATCAATTAAGACAGAAGATGAACGCAATGTTTGGCGACCCTTGGACAACATCGGGTGGTAAAGCATTAGCATTTCATAGTTCAGTTAGATTGAGATTGAAGAATATGGGACAATTGAAACAAGGTGATAGAATTGTAGGTATTAAAGTTAGAACGCAGGTTATTAAAAATCGTATGGGACCACCATTACGACACGCAGATTTTGATATTTTCTTTGATAGAGGTATTGATAACTACGGAGGTTGGTTAGCAGTTATGAAAGATTCTAAACTTCTAAAGCAAGCAGGAGCTTGGTACGAATATACGGATATAGATACGGGTGAAATTATGAAATTCCAATCTAAAGACTTTGCGAAGTTATTAGAAAACGAAGAACTAAAAGACCAAATCTATCGTAGGATTTGTGAAGCAACAATTTTATTATACAAAGCAGCATCATCGGATGAAGTTGAAATAACAACGGACGAAGGAAATGAGTCAGATTAATAAGAAGTATTTAGATATACTAAAACAAATAGATGAGGAACATAAAGGATTTGGCGATTTACATCGTAATTCAAAAACTTTAGTTATTGATGGTCTTAATACCTTCATTCGTTCCTGGTCAACCGCACCTAATCTCAATGAGAATGGTGACCATATTGGAGGCATAGTCGGTACTTTAAAAAGTATCGGCTACGCAATCCGAACCTTAAATCCAACCAGAGTTGTCGTAGTATTCGATGGTAAAGGTGGAAATAAAAGCAGACAAGATATATATTCGGGCTATAAATCCGAAAGAGGCAAGAATAAAATCAAAATGAGATTGAATCGTGCCGCTTCCGTTGAGATGAACCCTGAAGAAGAAAGCGCATCTATGAAACGTCAAATGACTGGATTAGGTGAGTTATTATCAGCTCTACCCGTTTCTATTATGATTTATGATGGAATTGAAGCAGATGATGTTATGGCGTACATTGCTACTCAATTAAAGCAGGAAAATGAGAAGGTTATTATAATGAGTACCGATAAGGACTTCTTACAATTAGTAAATAAAGATGTAAGTGTATATTCACCATCTAAAAAGAAAGTTTATAATATTGATGAGGTTAAGGAAGAGTTTGGTATTCATCCACATAACTTTATTAATTTCAGAATGATTGATGGTGATAAATCTGATAACGTAGAAGGTATACCAGGTTTAGGATTAAAAACAATTATTAAATCTTTCCCTTTATTAACAGATGAGCAAGTACATACTACGGATTCTATGTTGGAGTTTATTAAAATTCAACCAAAGAAAACAAAAGCTCACGAATTATTTGAAAATAATTTGGCAATCTTAGAAAGAAATCGTAAATTGATGCAACTATCGGAACCGGAGTTTAGTGGTAATCTTAGAATGAAGATTATTGATAGATTTGAAGAGCCAGTACCTAAATTTGATAAGCAAGGGTTTTTAAGAGTAGGATTAAAAACACACATATTGGATTCATTTCCAAATGTATTAGATTGGTTACAATCAACATTTTCACATATAGGTAAATTTTAAAAATAAAACAAAGTTATGACACAAGACAAATTAGCAAAACCATTAGGAGATAGAGTCCTATTGAGTGAAATCGAAGTACAAGAACAAAAAATCGGAGGTATCATTATACCAGATAGTGTAAAATTAGAAGATGTTAAAAGAGCCATCGTTGAATCGGTAGGACCTGGCATCTATACACAAAGTGGAACATTGATTCCAATGAATGTAGAAGTTGGTGATGAAGTAATTCTTCCACCATATCATCAAGGACAAGAAGTTAAATTGGGTGGTAAAAAATACCTTTTATTAAGAGAATCAGAAATCTTAATGGTATTAAAATAATTTTTAAATTAAAACATGGACAAAACGTATGAAGTGTATTAAATGTATTAGAGTAGCCAAAGGTTACGAAATTGATGAAATCCGTAGAGTATCAGATGAAGATGCGGATGATAGAGTAAAGGGTGGTTATTGGAAATTCGTTCCAAAATCAGAATGGAAATTAGCAACTCGAAAACCAAAGAGTGTGCAAGTTAGTGACCAAATTACTAACCAAATAGAGGAATTATCAATCGAAGAGAAGAAATTAGCAAGAAAGAAAAAAAATAAATAATGGAAGTAGTAGATACACTAGTCAAATATGGCCAATCGTATCAATCTAAAGTAGTTGCTTCCCTTATAACGGATGTAAAGTTTCTTGAACAGGTAACTGAAATCACCAAACCAGCATTTTTTGAATCTCAAGCAAACCAATGGATTATACAAGAAGTACAAGATTACTTCCATGAATTTCGTGCAGTTCCTACAATAGAAGTGTTCAAAATCAAAGTTGGAAGCGTTGAAGATAAGGCTCTAAAGCAAACTGTAATTGAGCAATTAAAAAATGTTTATACACAAGTAGGAGCCGATGATTTAGCATATGTTAAAAAAGAATACCTAACATTTTGTAAAAACCAAAAGGTTAAAGATGCACTTTTAAAATCAGTAGATTTATTAAAAGCAGGAAATTACGATAAAATTATAGATACAATGATGGCTGCATCCAAAGTGGGTGTAGAATCTGATTTGGGTTTAGATTATATAGAAAATTTTGAATCTATATTAGAAGATGTTAAAAGAGATTCTTGTTCTACGGGATGGGATGTTATCGATGAACTAATGGATGGTGGTTTAGGCCCAGGCGAATTAGGAGTTGTAATGGCACCATCTGGTATTGGTAAGACTTGGTTTTTATCAAAGATAGCTTGTTCAGCATTACAAAATGGTTTAGATGTTTTACATTATACTTTGGAATTATCTGAAAGTTATGTAGGACAGAGATATACTACAATTCTTACGAATGTTGGTACGGCTGACCAAAAGATGCGAAAGGATGAAATCATTCGTAAAATCAAACAAGTTCCAGGCAGAGTTCGTATTAAGTATTATCCACCACAATTCGCATCAGCTAAAACAATAGCAGCTCACGTTGAAAAGGTAAGACAAATTGGATTCAATCCAAAACTTATCATTATTGATTATGCTGATTTATTAAAAAGTGGTAATGGTAATAGAGATGGATTATACGCTGAGTTGGGTGGCATCTATGAAGAACTTAGAGGATTGAGTGGTGAAACCCAAATACCAATTTGGACAGCAACACAAACTAATAGAGCAGCAATAGAACATGAGGTGATAGGAGCTGATTCAGTTGGTGATTCATATAAGAAAGTTCAAACGGCTGATTTCATTATGAGTGTAAGTAGAAAGACCAAAGATAAATTATCAAATACAGGTCGTATTCATATTGTAAAGAATCGATTTGGACCAGATGGTATGACATTCCCTGCAAAGATTGATACATTTACAGGCGTTATGGATGTGTTCGCAGCAACTTCATCCGATGGAATGAATTGCACAAAAGAGAGTAAAAATGGAGAGGGGTTAGAGAAAAAATTATTACACAAAAAGTATGTTGAAAATATGGGGTAATCGTATAAAATTTTCTAAAGAAAAATCGGAATTTTCGACTTTACTTCATAGTTATATCTACACCTTCAACAATAAACGATTTATAAAAAAATGAGAAAATTATTTACGGAAAGAGTTCCATTTAAACCATTCGAATATCCAGAATATTATAACGATGGTTGGTTATTACAAATGCAAGCATTTTGGTTACATACTGAGATACCAATGCAGGGAGATGTAAAAGATTGGAATGAAAATCTATCAGAATCAGAAAAACATTTAGTTGGAAATATTCTTTTAGGATTTGCTCAAACCGAATGTGCTGTATCGGATTATTGGACTGGTATGGTTACAAAATGGTTTCCAAAGCATGAGATTAGACAAATGGCAATGGCATTTGGTTCACAAGAAACAATACATTCGGTAGCATATTCATATCTTAATGAAACATTAGGATTAGATGACTTTGCAGGCTTTATGCATGATGAGGTTATGAAAGAAAGATTTGAATTATTAACAAATACAACTGCAGATTGGACTCCAAAAGATTTACAAACAAATCATCAGGCCAGAGTTGAGGTAGCACGTTCACTTGCTATATTTTCTGCATTTACGGAAGGTGTAGCATTATACTCATCATTCGCTGTATTGTATTCATTCCAAATGAGAAATCTCTTAAAAGGAATCGGACAACAAATGAAGTGGAGTGTAAGAGATGAATCCCTACATTCAAAGATGGGTTGTCAATTATTCAGACATATGTGTGAAGAGTTTCCTGAATTATTAGAGGAAGCAAAGACTGATATTTACAAAGCAGCTGAAATCATTAGAGATTTAGAACATAAGTTTATTGATAAAATTTTTGAAATGGGTGATTTGGAGAATCTTAAAGCAGATGATTTAAAAGAATTTATTACAAAACGAGTTAATGAAAAATTAGGAGAATTGGGTTATAATCCAATACCAGGAGGAGATGACTACTTTGCGTTTAATGAAAAGAAAGCATCTGAATTGGATTGGTTTTATCATCTTACAGGTGGTGTTACACACACCGATTTCTTCGCTATGAGACCTACCGATTATAGTAAGGCAGGAGAAGGTGAAAATTGGGATGATATATTTTAAAAAAAGTTTATGAAAAATTACGGAGAAGAAAATGGATGGGAAATTGATGTTGATTTTCCTTTTTGGGGAAACAATGAGATATATGTAAAGACTATATCTAAAACATATTTACAGGCTGGAGAAAAACCTAAAGATGCATATTGGAGAGTTGCCACCGCAGTTGCCAAAAGATTGGAGAAACCACAATTGGCAACAAAATTTTTTGACTATATGTGGAAGGGTTGGCTATGTTTAGCAACGCCTGTATTAGCAAATACCGGTACTGATAGAGGATTACCGATATCTTGCTTCGGTATTGATGTTGGTGATAGTATCTATGAAATTGGTTCTAAAAACTTAGAATTAATGATATTAGCAAAGCATGGTGGGGGTGTGGGTATCGGAATCAATATGATTCGACCTGCAGGTACTAAAATCACAGGAAATGGTACATCTGATGGGGTAGTTCCTTTTTGTAAAATCTATGATTCAACTATTCTTGCAACAAATCAGGGTTCAGTTCGTAGAGGAGCAGCATCAGTAAACATTAAAATTGAACATAAAGATATTGAAGATTTCTTAGAGATTAGAGAACCCAAAGGTGATGTTAATCGTCAATCACTTAACTTACATCAATGTGTTGTAATTAGTGATAGATTTATGAAGAAGTTGGAAGAAGGTGATTCGGAAGCCCGTAGAAAGTGGGGTAAAATATTACAAAAGAGAAAAGCAACTGGTGAACCATATATTATGTATAAGGGGAATGTGAACAAAGCAAATCCTGAAATGTATAAAAAGAATGGTTTGAAAGTTCATATGACTAATATCTGCTCGGAGATTGTATTACATACCGATGAACAACATTCATTTGTTTGTTGCCTAAGTTCATTAAATTTAGCAAAGTACGATGAGTGGAAGGATACTGATTTAGTTTATACAGCTACTATCTTCTTAGATGGTGTATTGGAAGAATTTATCCAAAGAGCTAAGAATATGAAAGGATTTGAGAATTCAGTTCGTTCAGCAGAAAGAGGTAGAGCATTAGGATTGGGTGTATTAGGATGGCATACTTACTTACAACAAAAAGGATTACA